GTGTTACGGAAAATAACACTACAACCTATTATCCTCTGTTTGGTATTAAAGGAAAAACTCTTGCAGGTGGTGTTTCAAAATCTTTGAATATGAAAGACTATATGCCGGAAAAGAACTTTAATACAAGGTATAAAGGGTATGGCTTATTTGGTGTCGGAGCACCAAGAGTTGATTATTTAGGAACAGTAAAAATCAACGCACCGTTAGTATTATCAACAAGAGCAGCATAAAACTTGCTGCTCTTTAATTTGAAAGGAAACAATATATGGCAAGAGATGAAATATCAATTCAATTACCTGTAATCGAAAATACAGATTCCGCAGGTATTGTGAAAATCACTCCTAAAACCGTAACTGTTGCAAACGGTATTACTCTTACAAATGCTATGGCTTGTATGAATAATACTTTGTTTATTGTTGTTAGTAATACCGCAAACGCAGATGCAACAATTACTCTTAAAAAGGGTGAAAAATTCCCTAATTCTATGCTTGGGGATTTAACTTTGACGGCTGAAAAATCAGCAATAACCGTATTCCAAATTCAAGATCCTGCAAGGTTTATAAATAATGACCGTGCTATTGATATTGACTTTGGTTCGGGATTTACAGGAACAATTTATGCAATAGGTAAAAAAGTTGGATTGTAGGCAATCGGGGTGATTTTTTCACCCCTTAATTTTAAGGAGCATAAAATGATTGAAATTAAATTTATTCCGACAGGACACATATTTTCCCTGCCTGATGATGAAGCAGAACGCATTGTTAAAGAAGATAGAGGAAATTATGAAGTTGTCAAAGGGAAGATTAAAGAAGAAAAAGCACCAAAAGCGGCTAAATCGGTACAAGAATTGGTCGTTGTCAATGACAAAAAAGAAGAAGTAAAAAAAGACAAGGAAACAGAAAATAAATAATGGCTCTCACATTCATTGATATATATAACGAAGTCGCAGGACAGGCTTGGTCTATGTATGACGGTGATGCCGAAAGTATTGACGAAATGGAAAGTGCCTTAAAATCTTCTATCAACAAGGCACTTTCTGAAATTTGGTGTTCTTATCCTTTCCCTTTCAGAAATAAGACACTTACCGTTGTAACATCATCCGGTAATGCAGAATATTCAACTCCTAATGGAAATATAATTAAAAAATCCGTTTCGGGCAGACAGGTTTATTCTGTTAGAATTGGCAAGGATTATCTTGAATTTTTGGATAATTACGAAACCCTTGAAGATAAAGAAGATAAGCCGACAGGATTTTATATCAAGAATGACAGTTTGTTTTTATATCCTACTCCGGATGATACTTATACGGTAACAATAGAATACTTAACTCTCGCTATCGGGGAAAATGATTTTGGGGATAGCGTTTATTCTTTACAAAATGATGAAGATACTATTGATGTTCCCGAAAAATACGAGAATATATTTAAAAATGCACTTATAACAAAATCTATGCTTTATGCTATCGCTTCTGAAACTGATGAAAATTATTCCGGATATAAAGAACAATTTGATAAAGCATACAAAATTTTAATCAGTTATACCGCAGGTCTTGATAAAGAAAAAAGAGTTTATTGGTAATGGCAACAAAAATAACATCCTTAAAATGTAACCGTTTCGGCGGTATTAGAAGAATAAATGCAGTTTTTTCTAATGAAATTATTACGGCTTCTGATGTTCAGAATGTAGAATTATTCAATACGGGTATCAATAGCGGTGTTGGTATAAGAACATCAAAAGGTCATATCGCTATTTGTAATGCTATTCCAAGCAATGAAAAAATAATAAATATTTTTGAAAGTGTGCAAAATAATATCACATATTGTTTTGTTCATACTGAAAATAATAGTGTTGGCAGGTTTTATTTATATGATTTTATTTCTCAAACCGTCACACTTAAAAAAGATAATTTAATTTTGACAGGTAAATCCTGCGGTCTTGACTTTGCACAAGGTTGGAATGATGTCTTTGTCTTTTCAACAGGCGAAGAAATGTTCAGCATACAAATCGGTGTTAATCCCGAAATTGTAGATATGAATAACCTTGTTGATATGGAAAATCGAACAGTAAAAGGTTTAGGTTTAATCAACTATGATAATCGTTTGTGGGTATTTAACGGCAATGTACTTTGGTTTTCAGTTCAAGAAAATATTTATGATTTTAATACTTCTGATGCTGAAATATCAACTTCTTCCGGTTTTATTGAATACATAAAAAACATAACCGCAATAACTCCATATTTAGGTAGTTTAGCAATATTTTTCAAAGATAGTTCTATATTATTGTCTGGGGAATATCCTTATACGCAAACAGATGAAAGTCCGGGTGGTTGTGCAAATTATAACTCTTTGGTCTTTCACGGTACAGAACTTTATTTTTATGACGATACTAAAAAGGGTGTTTTTTCTTTTAATCAAGTAGTAAACGGTGATAAGACTTTGGGTGATAATATTGCACTTGATATTCAGCAGGAACTTTGCGGTATTGATTCAAGTGAATTAACAAAAATACGGTGTCTATCCATTGTTTTATCGGATAGAAATGAGATTTGGTTTTTAATTCCGACAAAAGAACCGGACATATCAACGATAATGATTTTTGATTATATTCATAAAGAATGGATTAAAAGAAAATGTCCGAATGTAACTTGTTTCAACATAGTAAACAACACTCTTTTATCGGGCGGTGATACAGGTAAGATTTATGAGGAATATAAGTCAGAAACCTTTGACGGTACTTATATTCACTCTTTTTATAAATGCACTCCCTTAAATCTTGGTATAGATAATACATTAAAAATACTGTATTTCCCGCCAAGAGTAACGGTTGATATGACATATTCCGGCAGTTTTTGGATTAGATATATCAAAAACTATGATATGTTCAAAGCACCAAAAGTTAAAAAAATACAAGTAAAACCTATGAAAGATGCTTTGTATTATGACTTGGGAAAATGGGATGAAACATACTTTCCGTTAAAAGAATTAAATTCAATATACAAACTTCCTTCTGCAACTTTCAAAACCCTTGAAATACAGTTATATTGCTATTCTGCTGATGAAAGTTTCAGTATTAAAAATATTGAATTTAGTAAAATTAAGGTTAAACAGATTTAATGCAAGTTTTAATTCCTTCTGATAAGAATTTTAATTATCTTCAATGCAAAAAACTGTATGAAGATAACCAAGATTTAATTGAAGATTATGAAAAATTTGATGATGTAATAAAAAACACATTTTTTTATTCCTTTCTTGTAGGCGGTAAACATATAGGTTGCATCTATTACTATGAAATAGATGACAAACTATATGTAAATGCCGTTGCGTATAGAGGAACGCATCTTATAAATATTGAGTGCTTCAAAAAATCTTTAACTTGGTGGAATTGCGATATTTATGCAAGGTCACATAATAAACCTGCAATTTACGGTTTGCTAAAAAGCGGTTTTAAAAAAATTGGTGAAAATTTATATATATATGAGAGGTAATTTATGGGCGGCGGTTCAAGTTCAAAATCAAGTTCTACATCTACAACGACTTATAAAAAGACTACAACAGACAACCCCTTTGTTATTTCAAAAACTGATAATAAAGGTACGGTCACTACATTAAAAGACGGTACTGCATATAAAAGCATTTATGATTATACGAATGCCAATATGGATGATTTGCTAAATGAATATCGGAATCCGACATTAAACACTCCGACAAATCAAGCACTATTACAGGCATATACAAAGAATTTGAACGAAAGTAGCCATAATGCTTTGGAAAATAATATTGTAAATCCGCTTTCTAACAGGAATATGTTACGGTCAAGCCAAGCGACAAATATGTATAATAATTTGTCTAAATCTATGAACGACAGTATTTCTGATTATACGGCACAGTTGCTTGCTAATTCTCAAACAAATACAGGCAATATGATTAACTTGCTTATGAACGCATATTTGCAAGGTCATAACGCAGTAAACGGAAACCAAGCATTATCGCTTCAAACAAGTTCCGGAAACGCAACAACAACAGGAAACAGTAAAACAAGCGGTTATTCTTACGGAATGTAGGTGATATATGACAACACAAAACGATTTAATTAGAGCAATAATTGATAAAAAAATA